ATAGCGTCTACCATCAGTAAATCCGATTGGACCCAGACCATAAAGGAAAACGTCGCGTCGCTACTCTCGATCACCGACATGCTAGACGGTGACGGTGAGGACTCAAGTGCCGGAAGATTCGCAGCGGGTATGGCAAAGATCGCGGCAGGACTGCTTGCCTTTACAGGATCAAAGGCAATAGGCCAACTTGCCAATGTAGGTGAGAAGATCCTTGGATTCTTTGGCGTCGACTCGCCGTTTGATCAGATCATGGACGTTGCAGACAACTCAGACGATCTTATGAAAGGCGCGCAGGCGATTGAGCGTATCTCCGATGCCCTTGGTAAGTTCGGAAGCATTGACGTCTCAACGAGCGATGTAGACTTTAGCGCCCTGGCAAAGAACCTTGGGCGATCGATGCCTCTGATTCAAAAACTAGCGGAAGGCGGTACGTATGATCCTGGATTCTTTAGCGGAAGTATCGACTTCGGAAAGGGACTACTCGATCCATCCCTTAAACTCGATGAACTCGCCGAGCAGGTCGTTAAGGTAAACTACATCCTAGGTAGATCGACGACTCCTCCTGGAATGCAGTCACTGGACGTAAGCCGTCGTCCGAGTGGTCAACTCAACATGGCAGCGGAAGAGAGTCAGAACCTACAGGGTCAGCAGTCCGCTGCATCGGGTAACGTCAACGTTCAGAACACGACTGCGAACAATGTGACCAACAACAGCCAGACGGTCGTAAAACCCATAGAGGGCCCGACACGCCCGCCAAGAAATGCCAGGGACACTCAGTTCGCGGCAGACTTCTAATAAAAAACCCCTCCATTGCGGAGGGGTCCAACTTCTTCTTATAATATAGTTATTGTTATGTCGGCAGGTTTAGTCCTGAGCGGCCAACTTCGCGAAATAACTCAGGGTGTCGTCGTCATCGTCGTCGCTGCTGTCGCCGCCGACCGACGGTGTTGGCGCAGAGGTCTCGGTTGAACTCTCGGACGACCTATACGACGGAGCACTGGAGGTCTCATCGAGTGAGATCGACTCAGCTGTCGTAAGTGTATCCTCCGATCCCTCACCGAGTACGCGATGGAGCTTGGTCTTCAACTCTGAGTAGGACTTGTAGTTCTTCTCATCGTTGAATTCCTTCAGCGAGTGCATGCGATTGTACACACCCTCGAGCTCATCGTCGTCACCGCTAAGCAGCGGACCCTGTGCAGCGAACTCGGACTTATCGTAGTTGCGATAGCCCTCGACCTGACGAATCTTGAGCTTGAAGTCGGCGCCTTCCCAGAAGTCGAACGGATCGACCGGATCCTCGTCCTGGAACTGAGGCTGCATCATGTCCATGATCTTGTCAAAGATCTTCTTGCCGAACTGATATAGGAAGACCTTGCCCTCGTTCTCAGGGTTGGCAGGATCCTTTACGACGTAGATGTTGGACACGTAGTGGAGGCGACGCTTACGCTCGCGGGCGGTCTGCTTGTCCTCATCGCGACCTGAGTTCCAGAGCTGTGAGTTCATCTCGGACACCGGATCGTTCTGACCGATGGAGGTTAGTGAGCGCTCGATGTACCAGAGACCCGTAGGACCCTTGAACCCGTGATCCCAGTAGCGAACCCATGGAAGGTCCTCACCGTCGGGGGCAGGAAGGAATCGGATGACCGCGTAACCGTTACCGGACTTATCGACCGTCGGCTTCCAGATACGGTCGTCGCCGTACTTGTTCTTCTGTCCGCCACCGGTGTTGATCTTTTCGGCCTCGTTCACCAACTTCTCGATGTTACGACCGCGATTGCTCTTAAGATTTGAAAATGACATATATTTTATTTCCTGTAGTATTGCTGTAGTATGATTGTTGAATTATCCAAAACAACATAGTCTATTATATCACAAGTATCTCATGATGTAAACACCCGAAGTACCACCTTCCGCATACGATCCATGTCGAACCGAAGCAGAAGGCCGTACTTTCGAATACGTTTTGAGACGTCCGGCCAAACGATCGTCTCTGTGATCGCTCGATCCGCCCGTCTCATAAAACCCGTAAGCCGATCGAGTATTACCACAGTCTCGAGAGTGATCTCTTCCTGCATGTACTTCTCGATCACCAGCGGATAGTTGTTACCCTCGAGGATCGTAAAGATATCATCGAAGGTGCCGCCGGCCTCCTCAGCCAGTTTATTTATATCCTGCTCAAAGTTATAGGTGAGCGACTGCTGGCGCTTCTGCCACTCGGTGTACTTCTCCTCGTCCTGTAGCATATCGCCGACCCAGCTCTTGTCCGAGGCAGTGAACTGTGCTGTAAAGAAATCAATGAGCTCACTCGGTTCATTGAACTTGCGCCCGAGCTTGGCAAAGTGGTATCGGTCACGCCGCTTAAAGAACGACTGCGGCTTCGCCGACGTCTTGTAGTTGTACTTCGGCGCCTCGTACGAATCGGACTCGAAGTGCAGCTTCATCGCCATGTAGTACTTGTACACGTCATACGGATCGATCATTCTCATATCGGCAGTTGATTGCCTCCTCCCTTTACAAGATTTGCACTCATCGCCTCCGCCTCGATCTTTTCGCGAATCACCTGTGATACGAGTTTACCTACGTCCATCGGATCGATCGCACGTTCCTCGCAGATCTCGAGCGCAGCGTCCATATAGCTCGAGTCTGGATGATCGCGAACGTAGTCCTCGACCATCTTCGAGAATCGCTTCCTTGTCAGAACGATCTCGTCCTCTATGCTACCGCTACTGGTATTGACTTGCTCTTCTTCGTCTTGTACCATTCATTCCCACCTATAGAACTTGTGATCGTCGATGTCGACGGTATGGATCTTTGTCGAACTCCACTCAGGAGAGACCGACGTCGAGTGATAGTGTGTCGCGCCCTCGGTGATGTCGTACTCGATGCTGTACATGTAGTACGCGTGCGCGGCCTGCGTCTGTGCCGTGTGCCAAGCGATCTCATCCCTCGGTGTGTCCGACTTTCCGTCGCAGTACCAAGAGAACTGACAGTTGTCTATACGGATCGGAGCACCCGGCGGATCGTAGAACCGCTGCTGTTGCACGACGTTACATATAGTATTCGGGAACCGTGGATCGTACACACGATTGAGTACCACCTGGGCCACCGCGACCATTCCGACCCTGGACTGATCGCGTGACTCGTGATACACATTGAGTGCGAGACACTCCTGCTGTTGCGGAGGTATCTCAGACGCCATGAACGACACGGCGAGTGCTGCCAGTGCTTGATTGAACAACCTACTTGTTCTCCGCTCGAAGTAGTATCGTATCTCCGTTGATGCGACCGGACGGCTCGTTGACCTTGGTCGTTAGCTTATCGAACTCCTTTGAGATCTGATTCACCGTTTTCTTGAGCACGATCGAGAGGAACTCGTCGGGCTTACGGAGCCGTGTCTTACGGGACTTATCGGGATCGAAGTTCTGAATCGACGTACCCTTGATCTCGAATCCGTTGGCGGATGTCGTGACGTACTCGGTGAGTTCACGATTCTTGACGTTGAACGTATACAGACGGAACGAACCGGGGACCGATAGTGGATCGACAGAGACGAGCTTGTATTCGTTGTTGTCCTTAAGAAACTTGAGTGCCTTGATCTGCTTGTCGGCGGTACGTACCTGTGGCGTGCGCTTCTTGCGGGTGGCCTTTGACGCTGCCTGGATCTTATCGAGATCGAGCATCATCCGCTCGCATACATCGAGTCGACGCTTGAGTTCCTTCCGCGTAAGGTGGGCAAACGCCTCGACTGCCTGATCGTCGTTCTTGTTATACGCATCGTAGTACTCATCACGCATGAACTCGATACGACTCTTGAGGTGTGGCGCGGCGGCACCCTTGAGCTCGTGTTTCTGAAACTGTGTATACAGATCGATGTCGGTCGTCTTACCCTCGATCCACTCGTCCTCGAGGAAGTCGACGTCGTAGCCTACGGTCGAGTCGACCTTACGACGCAGCAGCTCCTGTGGTGACACGACCTTGCGCTGTGCCTTCGCGTCCTCGTCCTGTTTCCTTGAGTCGAGAATCGCTTGACCGGGTTCGATTAATTCTACATACGCCTGACGAACACGCTCTGGATACTCCTCAAAGGGTTCCTCGAACTGAAGGTTGTGATTCTCCCAGAAGATGGCAGCTGCACGACCGGAGTACATAGAGAAGTGATACTCTGGATTCGCAAGAATGGCCTGCGCCTCTGACTTTGAGAACGTCTTACGAACGTAGTCCTTACACAGCTTGATGACGTCCTTCTG